ATCCATTTAATAAATTTCCCAATAAACTTTTAATTTCTTCTAAATCATTTTTGATGGTATCAATATTATTTTCTAATGCCTCAATTTTTTTGTTGTCATTGTCTTTAATTAATTTTAATTTCATGTATTGATTGTAATCGCTCATATTTGTATTTAAGATAGCTTTTGTTTTCTCATCTCTTACTAAATTTGAGTGCCCTTCAACTTTTAAATGTGTCATATTAAGCTAATGCTATAACTCTAAGATCAGATAGTCTAGGTGGAAAAGCTTGGTTTGTGCCAGAACCAATTAATTTTATACTAAAATATTTGAATGGGGAAAGATTATTTACTGTAAATTCATACTCTTTATATTCTAAATCTGCTGAATTATAACCAATTTTATTTGTTTTAACTATTTTTTTATCTGAAGTTCCATCACTTAAGGATTGTGAAATCACCCTACCATCATCAGTGAGGTTTGAATATCCAGGGAAAGGATAAAAAATTGATTCATCAGTTGCATTACTTTTAATTGAATATAGTGCTCTAAGATCACTAAAAACATTTACATATGCAGTAACAAGTACTTTTAATGAAGTTGCTGGAATTTCTAGTTGAATGGCATTAGTTGCATAAATGAATGCTGAAGGATCATCGACAATAGTACTAACTCTATTATCTGTAGCATAATTTTGAATAGGATTATTGATCCTATTAGTTGTGAATATAACTGATGATCGATCCAAATCAACTGTTGGTGATATATAAGAACTTGTTGTTGATAATGCTAAATCTACTGTTAATGATTTTTTTGCTGGAAGTGTGGATAATCTTTCGTCCTCATTTACTTTTGAACAAACTAATCTTGGTGAATCGAAATAATTATTTTGATAAAGTTTTACATTAGTGAATCCTTTATCCTGGAATGAATTTTCCAAACCATCAACACTAGTTCCAGAAACTGTTCTCATTGATGCTGTGATATTAGTTCCATTGATTGATGTAGTTTGTATATTTGGATTTGCGATTTCATACTGAATATTTTGAGTGCAATTTATAGAAGATCCTCCTGTTGATTTTGTCTCATTTGCATATAATTTGGGGAAAGAAGTTCCGACGCTTCTATCAACTTGACCATAAGGAAGAGCATCAGTTTTTCCATTTTGGGATGTATCTATTTTAATTGTGTAGTAATCAAAATCAACTGGGTCAAAAACCGTAGCATCTTGAAGTGTATGTGTAGTATTAATTCTTCTCAAAGATATGCCATTTAATTCATACTTATATACTGAAACTCCTTGAGAATATGAAAATGGTAGAGTTTGATCAATACCTCTAGTTATTCCAGTTAAAGAATTTGCAGTTACTCCTTCATAAGAAATAATTTCACTTCCAATTAAAACATATCCTGGATTAGTATTACTAACACCAACATTTTCAAAAGTAGAAAAACTGATAGTGCTATCTACTAAAATATCTTGATTTGAGTCTTTACCGTACTCTGCCGTCAGTTTGATTGGTTTGACATTTCCAATAACATTTGATATCCTTACAATATTTTCTCCTGCGTGCATTCCATGATTTCTATGATTTACTCTTACATGCAACCCATCTGTTTCTACCTGAATTCCATCTGCTGGTATAAGAACATTACCACCAATAGAAGAATTTAAATCTGTAGTTATGCCAGAATTATTAACATACTGAATTGCTTTTGCAGTTCCAACTTCAAACTCTCCTTGAACATTGTCAATTATTAGCTCATTTATCCCACCTAGTTCTGATACTGATATTTGTAAGTTTCTACCAAGAGACTTAGTTCCAATTTGCGTAGATGTTAAAACATCTCCAACAACATATCCTGTTCCACCATTAGATATTGTTGCTGCAATAGCAACGCCATTAGAAATGGTAATATTTGCAGTGGCATCTCTGCCATTTCCTGTAATATTACTTAAAGAAACATTATTATATGTAAAAGATCCTGATGTTGGTGTGTAACCAATACCGGCATTAATTAAAGTTAAATTTCCTTTTGCAATCCCTGCTGCTGCAATATAATTTCCTGTTGCATTAGTTTCTTTTTGTAGGATTGTATTTCCAAAAGTAAGATTTGTATCTTGGACTGTTGTGCCTAAACCAACTCTTATCTTTTTTGAAGAAAATTCAAGAGAATCTTTAACTAAAGTTGAAACTTGACCATTTCCTGGACTTGACTCTGGATTATAGAAAGAAAAATTTCCTTGACCTTGAGTAAAATTTGCTCTATATAATGTAAATTTTAGATCTTCAAATGGACTTTCATTCCAGGTTGAAGCATTTTGGGACTTAAAAAGTCCTCCAGATACTGGCTGCTTAGTGACTACAAATTGAGATGACTCTTGTAAAGATATAGTTGAAACATCAATTTCCCCTAATCTAGAAACCCAAACATTATAATTTTGAGATTGTGAAATTATAACAAGAGAATGAAATGTTTGACCTTTAAGATAAACTGGAGAAGGAAAAGTTACTCTAGTCGGAACTGAAGCATCATCGTATGCTTGAATATCTTTAGGATCTAATATAACTTCACCAAACGGATATACTTTCTTAGTTGGTACGCCAAGTTCCATTGGCCTAAGTTGGACTGCCACTGGCAAATCATCGTCTTTAGATAAAAAGTACAAATCAACAGAAGTAATAAAAGCACCTCTTCTATTTTCAATATAAAAAGATTGTGCCAATGGATCTATAACTTTCATTTTTTTACTTTTTTATTATTTCTATTTATTTTGATTAGTTATCAGCGTATTTTCATTGAGAAAATTTTTAGCATTTTCTTCTCCATAATTCAAAGTTAACTCTTCTCCAATGTCAATATCTCTAGTTGCATAATGAACCATTATTTCATTTGCCCCATCAATTTGATAATCTAAATTTGAATTTAAACTGTGATTATATAAACCACAATATCCCATTCCTATTACATACCCACCATTAAAATCATAACTGTATTGTATGATTGATTTTGTTAAATTCATCTCATCTGATGGTATAAAAAAATATGGAAATTCTTCAATAATTTCATACTTTTTGATTTTTTCTTTTGCAAACACTCCCCATCTATGAATTTTAGACCTCCTTACAAAAACTTTTTCGGAAAAAAGCAATGAATCTTTATACACTGATCTTGAATTATTCAAATTGGATTCTTTTTTCATCACATTAGAATTTATGGGTTCAAATCTTTAATACTATTTTTTAAATTGCTAATTTCTATATTTAATTCTTTTATTGATTCTATCATAACGGGAATTAGTTGAATATAATCAACAGCCAAATACCCATTTTCTTGTCTTTGGACCATTTCCGGAAATTCTTTTTGAACTTCTTGCGCAATAACTCCATAAGAATTTCCAGATACCCCACTAATTTCTGTCATCTTTTCATTCCATTCATAGTACATTCCATTTAATTTTGAAATTTTATCTAGATAGAACCCCATTATTCATTTACAAATTGCATAACCTATTTAGAGCATTGTTAATCTTTTGAATATTAGTCTTAAGATTGATATCACTCATGCCCATACCGCCGCCGCCCATATTGCCGCCGCCCATATTGCCGCCGCCCATACTGCCGCCGCTACCGCTTGGTGCTTGTGCTGGTGCTGATGGAGATGCGCTATTATTACCGCCGCCACCGCCCAATGTCACTGCTTGACCTTTGATTATTGCCGTAACTGGGCCGATGCTTTTCACAGTGTTGCTGCCACCACCGTTGCCTGTATTTTTATTTGTAGGTCCAGTATTTTTATTTGTAGGTTTAGATGGCTCATTAATTTTTGCTTTAGTTGCACCTTGACCCACTTTTGCTCCAGCTAAAGAAACATTTTGTCCGGATCCAACGACAGTTTTAGGTCCATTTTTAGTATTACCTGTTGACACTTGGATATTATTAGTTTGTGCATATGAAGAAGAATTAATTGAACTAACAACCTTTCTTTCTTGCTTTGCAGTCATATCAGGATCAATTTTTCTAATTAAATCTCTAGGAAGACCTGCAGCTTTTGCTAGAGCTGTTAATCTATCTGCACCACTATCATATAATTTTGGTGTATTGTAGTTATAATAAACAATAGTTGGAGGTTTTGGCACTGGTCCTACTGGTCCTACTGGAGTCGGTACTGAAGTTACTGGTTGAGATCCAGAACTTCCTTGTCTTGAAAATGTAGGTGCTGCAGCAGGTGGAGCAGGTGGAGGAGTTGCTGGGCCTGGAATTGCAGGTTCATCTTCTGGGGCTTCTATTCTAATAGGTCTTGATACAATTACATTTTCTTGGACGGTATTAATTTTACCTTCAGAAACATACTTTTCTTCGGCACTTGTAGTGTATGTTCCATATACTAGAGAGTTAGATTCGCTACTAGTTAATCTGAATACTTTAGATCCACACTCAAATTTGGGATTAACATCTACATTTGGATTTGGTATAAAGAAAGATCCTAAAATAGTTCCAGTTCTATCTGTTACTAGTCTAATATTAGTAACAATTGCTTCTGCTTGGCTTGTCTGGCCTCTCAACTTCATTCCAATAGAAATATATCCATTAAATTGTCCTTGTGGTTGATTGGATAAACTATAAGTATCAACATTGAGAATAGATGATGTTGAACTATAAAGTTCCGGAATATTTGTAGTTGGATCGTATGGATTTATTGTATAGATATCCGTAGGGTTTGTGTAATCTCCATATTTGTGATTTTGCTTAGCAACTCTAAAAGTTATTTTTGGAGATAGACTATCTAAAGTATCAAAACTACCTATGACCGTTTCACCAACTTGAAAAACTCCACTAGTCATACTAATTTCAACTAATTTTGGTATAATAAATTTACCAAAATTTACACCGTTAAAAAATGGATATACTCTTGTTAAAGGTCTTAATCTATTTGCAGTAAACTCTACATTTCTAGACCTCATGTAAGGCATTATCTTCGTATCGAGTACTCTGTCGCCAAAAGATGTTCTCTTTTCGGGTATTACCCAAATTTTTTCGGTCGCATTCCATTCACCACCTACAAATCCCTTTTGTGGGTCATATTCTAGAAGTTGTTCGAGTTCGGATTCTTCTCTATCAATAAAAAGTGTATTAGACGCATTTCTAACCTGATCTACCCAAACATCAGAAGATGGGAATAGTAAAATAGTACCAGTATAAAAATCTTCAATGTAAGGATTTACATTAACCGCTCTTGATGCATATGGTTGTACTATTTCTGGAACTTCTTCATAGTCTAATGTTACTAATTGACCTGTTCTTCTTACTCCAGTTCCAATTAAATTTGTATCCGTTTTTGCATCTTGTAGTGGATTTACTGATGTACCAATTCCAACTGAAGAATTTGTACCTAATAGTAAATCTATTGATGTTGTATAGTGATTTGGTCTTAATTCTACATTAGTGAGATCTATAGAATTTTTATATACTACCAGTCTATCTTGGGTATCTTTTGATGTAAAGTTATCTACAAAAAATCCAGATTTAAATCTGTTTATTCCATTTTCATCTATTACTGATAGTGTAGATGTATTTAATTCAAGCAAAGAAAGTGAAGTATAATACTCTAAGTTTTCAATCCTATCCTCAAGTTTTGTAATGTCCGACATCGTATATCGTTTATGTTCTTTCAAATCAATATCAATTTCATTGATGTTAAGCAAATAAGGTGGAAGATAAACACTTGCAACCTCTAAAACATCTTCATCAACAAGAGGTTGTTGTGGTTCTTCTGCGGAAACTCCATTTTTTACTTGTAAAGCACCATTTTTATTGAGAGTAATTTTATCAATTCTCGGTAGGTAGAAAGAATATGATAAAAGAATAGACTCATCTGAAGCCAAAACATTAGAGGCAGAATTTCCAGACTCAGTAAAATTCCTAGATAAGAACTCAAATGGAGATCTTGAATTTTCTGTTGGTGTAATCGGAGAAACTCTGGGTCTAATGTCTATAATATCAGAGTTTCTTAGTGTATCATATACACCACTTATATAACTATAACCAAATTGCTCATATGAATTTACTGTTGTTATATCTCCAGTATCAGACGCAGAAAAACTTGCAGATTCAAAAACTACTTTTAATTTTCTTGTTGGTTCTTTTGTATTTTTTCTTCTTATTAACTTGGAGTAATCGTAAATTGTTTCTTTTTGATTTGAATCAATAAAGAATGAAGGACTAATATCATTATCTCCAGTATCCGAAGATACAATAATAGCAGTAATGCCAGATTCTCTGAAAGTTATTTTTTCGCCTTCAATAAAAGAACTCGAATTCAGATAACTAAATCCTACTTTTAGATCATTAATTTTTTCTACATAAATTCCGATAGATTTACTTCTTTCGCCAATAAATTCTTCTCCAACTAAAAGGTCTCCTGTTTTGCCTGTAGGTCCTGTTAGATTATTTAATATTAAAGATGGAGTATCTGGAGTTGAAGTATCGTTAGATTCATATATTCCATATATTGTAGATATATCCGGTTCAAGTAAGCAAATTTCCTCATCCTGTACTCTAGTCCCATATGGATAATTTCCATACCTAAGTCCATCATTTAATGTTGTTGCGCCAACACCTGAAGATGAATACTTAGATTTATCAATAACAATGGTTTTTATTCTATTTCTATTTTTAATCTTTGACTTTATATTAGTTTTTCTTAGAGTTGTAATTAATTTTGCGCTTCCATTTCCAGAAAGTCCATTTATTGTTAGAGAACTCGATCCATTTGCAAATACAAATTTATCAGAACTAAGAGGCTCTGTTTGGCCATCTTCTCTTACTAATACATATCTCTCTTCGTCAAATGGTAAAAATGTTTCATTTGCTCCGGCATTTATTACTCCGGTAGAGTTCGATGATATTATCACATCAAACTGTTTTCTAATAGTTAGATATGAATTAGTAAGATCTACATTTGAAATGTATGATTTTGGTAGAATTGTATATAAGGAGTTATCTTCAGATATTTGTAGAGATGTTGTAACTATTCTAAAATCTGATGGTGTTATATCAGCTAATGGAAGAGACCCGTCGCATACTCCAGTGACAGTAGTTACTCCACTTATTGTCAAAGATCTATCTGATACAGATAAAACCTTAGCAAAAGTATTTGTAGAAAATCCTGGATTCGAGAATGCAACTAAATTTCCAACATTAGCAACACCGGAAAAGAAAGTATTTGATGTTGTAACTGTACTAATACCAGAAGATCCATCTGATATGTTTACTTGACCCACTAAAATTGATGGAGTTTGTAATGTGTCTGCAGTAAAAGTATATGCACTTCCAACAATACCATATAAAGACTTTACATCATTTATTCCGTAAGATTTTACTGACTTAGTTACTCTTGTATTTTCTATTCCATCAAAAATAAGTTTTTCGCCAAGAGAAAAAGTTCCATTTGTGGTATAGACAGTAACCGCAATTCCCGAAGAAACATCATATCTCAAATAACCAATTGCACCACTTTCTTTTCCTTTAATATGAGTTGGTGTTTGTAATGTTATTGGTTCATTTAAGGTTAATGTTGTATATGTTTGAATATCGTAAAGTGAGATATCCCACTGATTTTCGTCTGGATTTGATGTTGTATATGATCCAGATTCTAACGCAAAATCATAAACTCTAGCTAATCCAATTTCATTCCCAGAAGCAGATGTTGGAGATTTTCCTACCCTACTGTCTCTAAGACTTACATAATAAGTTGTAGCAATACTAACAAGAGGAGATCCATATACTCTGTTTAGGGTTAAAGTTGAGCCAGTAAAATAATTTATACTTTGATCTACTAAAGTTTTTGTATCTCTTGGTTTCTGAAAATCTAAAAATGTGGGGCTAATAGTTTCAATTTCAAATCCACTAACATAAGCCTTAAGTGGAGATATACTATATGTGCCAATACTTTCATCTGGAATACTATCATCATAAGTTAATTGATTTTCTTCAAATAGTCCATTATTTCCCTTAAAATCATTTAAACTTTCATTAACTCTAACAATTGGTGGATTTACATAATAATTCCCGGATTCATTAAATGTTCTTCTTGCAAATTCTTCTGCTAATGTATTATATTCAGTATTACTTGCCTGACTAATAAGTTGTCCAGCATTAATTTCTAATAGCTGGATAAAGTTTTCAGTATCATTAGAATCTAATGGGATTTGATCTAATTTTACGAAAATTGAAAATCTATCGGCACCAGGAGCTGAATAATTTGAAAATCCTTGAGCATTATCGTATAAAGTATCGTCATCTACTGCTGTTTTAATATCTTCAAATATTCTAAGACCTACTTTAGCACTAGGAATATTTGAATATGGATCTAGATATAAAATGCTAGTGGGAACATTTACAAAGTAACCTCTAAGAAAATAAATTCCCTCTTCTAGATAAACAGCAGATCCCAAAGAAGTTCCATCTTGAGAAACAACTGTGGCAAATCCTTCTCCGTTTTGAATTAAAATTTCTGTAGGATCTTCATTATCTATTGTGTTAGGATCTATTACCTCAACATCCTGATCTAATAATAAATTTTCTCCATTTGCAAATGTTCTTTCTGAATTAGTTTCCGAATCGGATGCTAAATATTTTACAAATAAAGTTGTCCTATCAACTCCATTCCCAGATCTAATATAATTTTCAATTGTTGCAGTTACGCCACTTCTCTGGCCTCTTATTTTAGAACCTAATAAACTGTCAAGATAAAAATAAGAAGGGACACCCTGATAACTATCTTCTATGATAACACTGTTTAAGTCATTTTTATAAACAATATTTCCCGGTATAACTACAGATCCTTCTTTAAAAATATGATTACCAAATTGTTCAATTTGATTTTGTAATATTGACTGAATAGTAGTAAGTTCTCTAGCTTGAACTGGATATCCAGGCTTGAAAAGAACTTTATGGTATCCTTTACCAGGATCAAAATCATCAAAGTAAGGTGATACGTTGAGATTAGTTTCTTGAGGCATGACTTTTAATTAGAATTGCAAAATAACTTTAATATCTTCTTTTTGATTCAATGACCTAGTAATTGATGGTCTATTATCAATATAAATCATCTCTCCCGAATATTTTTTAACTTCCGGATTTGATATGCCATTAGTAAAATATTGACCAAGATTGTAAGTCATCATATTAATAGTTGTACTAAATCCCGTAAAACTAGTATCTATTGGTAAAGTATTTATGCTACCATTGATAGTTCCTCCAGAAGAAGAAAATCTTAATAAATTATATCCAAACTTTGGAGAAAAAGTTAAAGAACTAGTTCCAGTCTGGAACCCAACATTACTTCTATCTTGCCAATACTTTAAAACTCCAGTCTTATTATCATAAGACACTACTCTTCCAACTGCAGTTCCTATTCCTGGTATTATCTGTGTAATTTCCGAATTTGCTGGGAATAATGCAGAACTAAAGTTTCCAGTTAGTTTGACTGCATATGTATTACTTGCTTTTGCTGCAGTTAAAATAGTTGATGAATCAAAAGAGTTTGGATTTTTAATTATTCCTACTCTTGCTATTTTGTTACCTGTTATAAAGTCCGGATTTAAATTATCATTTTCTATTCTAGAATAAATTAAAACACTTTTTGCACCGAGTTCGCTGTATATATTTTTTCCGTGACCTCCTGGTGGCGGAATAATTACATCAAAAGTTGGTAAAACTGATCCAGATATTCCTGCACTATTCAAATCTACAATTCCATAAGTATAATTCTGCCCACCATTTGTAACATTGATTGATTCCACAGTTCCATCATTTCCAATAACAATTGTAGCCTCAGCACCAGTCCCATCCCCTATGATTGGAACATTAGTGTATGTTATTAAAGAATTTGATAGGCCACTTCCTCTAGTTTTAATTGTGATTATTTTAATCTGGCCACTGAGTGTAGGATCTGCATTATTTCTCACCGATGAGTTTTCGGAATTTGTTAACCAATCTTTTGGTGTTGGCATATAATCAAGGGATTCAAATTTTATAATATCACTTGGTTTTATTGTATACAAATACTTCCAAATATAGCCATCTCCACTAACACCTGCAGATTTTGGTTCTAAATCGGTGAAAGTTGGCTCATCAAGTGAAGGTCTTCCATTTGGATTTTCTGGATCTGTTCCGTTATGGAGACAAATATAAACTTTATAATCACTATTCATAACATAGAAGTTAGACTCGTATAAACTTGTCTTATTTGATGGTCTGGATAAATTATTTCTACTTACATCATGCCTATACATATCATAAGTATTTCCAGACTGCCAGGTTATTTTTCTTACAACCTGCCTAACATCATCTGAATTTATTTTTTTTAATGCAATTATGGTATCCCAAATATCATTATAATTGTCAAAAGAATCTATAGGATCAAGTGGAGAAGTTTCCCAATCCGTCTTATAATCAGTTGAATTTGTCAATCCAACAAATGAATAATAATTATTAAAAGTTGACCCAATTGAGGAGACGAAATTCTCAGAACTTAATATTCTAAATTGATCTGTTATAATCGCAGACATTGATTTATAGTTTTTTTTCTATTTATTATACTTTACAGATCATTATAATTTTGAATTCTGAACTGATTGTATCTCCTCACTATTGGAGTGCTATTCAATCCAACTACACCATAATCATTATTAACAGAGAATGAATTAATAACTTTCTCTACATTAATAAGACCCCAACTATAGTCGCCATAATATGAACTATACCCGATTCCTGATAATCCATTATAGTCAGAAACGCTAACAGTCACTTTGGCAACGGTAGCATTGCCCACACCATAAACATCAGTTGTTCCTATAGACACAGAAATAACTTCATATATGTTGTCCAATCCTGTCGTGCCCACTCCAATTATAGATCCATCATTTCGTAGTGAAGTAACACCACTACCAACATTTGAATTTGAAACTTTAAAATAATATCCTGTCTGTATTGTACTTTCTTCTATGATTGGATTAGTAATTGATAAATCTCTAAGATATGAATCTTGCGGAATATATAAGTCAAAAACTAATGCAGTCGTCGCAGCCCCAACACTAGCTTTGTTAATTCCACTAATTATTCCAAAATCTCCAAAATAAGAAACATTATCAATATATTCTCTAGTTAAGTTTGGTGATTCTATAAGAATTATTGGTGGATTTGTGAATGTATATCCATATCCTGGAGAAGAAATATTAATAGAAGTGACAATACCAGAAGTAACAGAAGCACTTAAAATTGCTCTTCCGGTCGTTCCAACACCTATAGGATTTTGTATAGAAATAGTAGGATTTGTTTTATATCCAGATCCACCATCATTTATGTTGATAGACTGTATAGTTCCTCCAAAAGAAACTGTAGCAGTGGCTATTGCAACGGAAACTAAAGAATTATCTATTATTTCAATTTTATTGATGATTTCTTGGTTGATATTTTCATTTTCTGGATCAAACATAGTTTTCACGGAGTCTACGAAAATTTGAGTAGATCCTACACTGATAGATTGAATTAAATTGCTTGATGGAAAAACATTGGGTTCATATCTTATTCTATTTTTGTTAACTTCCACGCCACCGATTACGGTATCATTTCTTTGTTTACACCACTTTACTGGCCTCAAAAATTCAAGATCTGAAGTAATTCCAACGGAATTATACGGATTTGTTTCTACTGTATCTGGGAGGATAATATCTGTAACAAGTCTGTTATTTTCTGTTAATTTATATTCATCTCCAATTATTTTTAAAGTATCTCCAACTTTAACCGTCTCTAATATATCAACATCTACAACATCGATGTTTGGTGTTCCTCTATAGAAGAGTATTCTACACTTATCTCCACCTTTTGGTGCCTCAGTAAATGTAATCAAACTACCTCCATCAAAAGTATATGCAACATCTGGTTCTTGTAAAACATCATTAATAAAAATGAGTAGAACTGATTTTAAGTCTATGCCTGATCCATCTTTTGTAATTATTGCAAATCTATTTCCATTGTCACTAATTGCAAAAGTTTTTCTGAATCCATTAAACAATGAATCAATATCATCTAACTTTTGTAGTTCTCCAATAGACCATCCACTAAAGTCATCAGTATAAGTTTTTTCAACTGTGATTAAAAATGGATCAAATGGTTTTGAAGTATCAGTTGGTATTCCACTCAATCCGCCCGATTCTATCGTTAATATATCACCTTCTTTATATGAATATCCATAGTTGGTAATTGTAAAATCTATTACACTAGATCCCTGACCAACTACAATATCAATCTTAGCTTGAGTTCCAATTCCACTACTAGATAATGTATGTGTCAGACTAATATTGGAATATGATAGTGGTTCATCAAAAATAACTTGTGGTGGATTTGAAGATGTATACCCAGATCCTGGATTTGTTATAGCAACACTAACAACATTTCCACCAACAACAGATGCAATGCCAATATATTCTATATTTGGTGTATCTGTGCTTAAAGTCTGAACACCAACTCTTACAATAGGTTGAGAGCTATATCTGTATCCAGAACCACTATTACCAATGCTGATTGATTGAATTGTTCCTGCTATAGAAACTGTTGCTGTCCCTCCAGCAGATATTAGTGGTTGATATCCAAAACCGTTACTAGATCCAACAGATACTATTATTCCACCTCTAGGAACTCCTGCATTATTTGGATCGTAAAGCGCAGATGTAGCAGTTCCTGTAAAATTTACAGCAGTCTCGGAAGAAATTTCCGATAAATTATAATCATTTTCGGGACTTTGAAATATATTATTGATTAATAATATTGAATTCGAAGTTGAAAACCCTGCAATATCTTGGTTAGAAGATGTTAGTTTAAAATCTTTTGTCACCGCATCAAATTGAGTGCTTATGTCATCAAAAATATAATTTTTTTCGTAGGTTTTTTCGTCCGAACCTGGAACTCCAGATCTTAAAAAGACTCTTCCTTGGAAAGATGATCTAATGTTTATATCTCCATTTACTTCATCATATATTGGTCCATATGGAGCTTCTGAGAAGTATATTTTATTATCTACTATGTTGTAGTTTCCTTTTAATTTTGTTATTAATGCGTCTTTAAAATGTGTAGATAAAATTGTACCCATAAGTGGTCTTTCCACTTCAACAAAGTTGTCACTTCCAACACCAACAGAATTTATCTTCATGATCTCGTCATTTATTTTTATCAAGTCTCCACCAAAAAAAGAACTTATTCCAGAAAAATATAAAGTAGTATCCAAAAGTGCTAGATCATTTTGAATACTTGCTGTTATTCCAGTCGAAACAATAGGCGATTGGATTATATTATCAATAAGAATAATGCACTTTGAATTTTGATTTGTTGCGGTAATATAATGATTGTCTCCTATTCCAACAGAATTAAATTCAATTAAATTAGGTACTGTTGATAATGCATCAGATGGAGATGTACATAAACCTATAAATTTATTATCATACTTATATACATAAAGATCTCCACTAAGTTTATTAGTTACGCCAATACCAGAAATATATGTATTTGCAATTCCAATGTTAGCAAGGGTTGAATCTTGTGTCGAATCAGATTCAAACAATCCATAAAATGTTACTGTAGAACCAATAGTAATCTGAGAAGAAATAGTACTAGCAAGAGATACTGAATTGGCATCAACTTCTATGATCGGGATATATGCATCACTAAAATAATCATCTACTTTAATTCCAAATGTAGAAGTAACATTTATTATATTAGTTCCTATACCAGCAGTAGATGTAACTTGAGTATCTAATAATTTTATAAAAGAAAATAATTCTGATCTATATGTTACTTTTTCTCCGCTAGTAAAAAAGTGACCTGGAATATAAATTAAATTTCTTAATAAATCTACTCCAAATAAATTAGTAGATGTATACTCAGTAGATCCATTAAATCTTTTTTCAAAAATTGGTGCAAATCTATGAGTTAATTCAAAATCTTTCTTAAAGTTTATATCACTACTTGAAGAAAATTTACTTATTCCTGTGGTTAATTCTGCATTTTTGAAATTAATAGAAACAGGAAAAGAAGAAAATTCCAAATAAGAAACAGAATGTTGTAGTAAAGTAATTGAAATATCAATATCTGGATTTGGTGTAAACAAAAGTTCTACCGAAGAAGAAATTGTAGAAGTGAAAGATCCCAATGAATTATCTGAATATACATTACCATACTCAATAATTGTTGATGTTATATCATTATTAAGTAGTACAATTTCTGATAGTTGAATTTTGTTGTTTGTGGTGTCTGTTATCTGAACAATAAAGTATCCAAAATTATAGTTTAGCGAATATGATGCTACAAATTCATTAGTTGGCGAAGAAGAAGATCCTATTGATATATTTTTTGATCTAACATCTGCATATTTTAATGGTCTGGCACTAACTGCACTAAAATTAGTGCTAGCAATTGAAACTCCAAATGCATTACAATTTAAAGAATCTGTAACATTTGAATAAAAAACCAAGTCTAACCCAGATCCAGACTGAACTAAATCATAAGTTCCAATACCGACAAGATTCTTGTACGGATCATTTGAAGCAGTTATTCTACCAAATTCGGAAAAATAAACACTAGAGCCATCAAATACCAAATTAATCTCATTATACTCATAATTTGATCCTGATGGTGAAGATAATTCAACTAAAATTTTAGAAGAAGTAAAGTTTGGTGGAATATTATAAATGACAGAAGAAGAAGCCACTCCAACTGTAGAAAAAGTTGATGCAATGCTTACTGTATTTCCAAATTCATAAGAATCGTAATCAAAGATATTTTGTTTAGTGTCATATGATATAAAACTATATTGATACTCATTATTTCTTCCGTCTAATGGATAAAATTCCAATACAGCTAGACTATCAATTTTGACAATATCAAAACTACCAAGTTCATCCTCAGTAAACATTTTTCCATATTGATTCAAATATAACTCACTCCCATCAGTTAAAATTGATAATACTGAAGATTGCTTTCTATCTTCAAATCTATTATCCTGAACTGTAAGAAAAAACTTC